CGATACATCTTCAACTCTTGTTGGTACTCTTAACGGACGCATCAAGGTTTACGTTGACCCATACTCTGCTAACGTATCTGATAAGCACTTCTATGTTGCTGGATACAAAGGTACATCTGCATACGATGCTGGACTATTCTACTGTCCTTACGTTCCATTGCAGCAAGTCAGAGCAATCAACCCTAACACCTTCCAACCAAAAATTGGATTCAAGACTCGTTACGGAATGGTTTCTAACCCCTTCGCACAAGGTCTTACCCAAGGTTCTGGAGCACTTACTGCTAATACTAACAAGTATTACAGACGTGTACAGGTTGCAAACCTCATGTAATTCGGATATTACAATTTCAAAAAGAGACCCTCAGGGGTCTCTTTTTTTGTCACTCCCATACCTTTACAAACTGTAATACTCAAATTTGTCACCCTCTGACACCCTCTGACACCCTCTGACACCCAGAACTACCATACCATGAGCTTCCGTACTTGACAGAAAACACTGTCTAGTTGTATGATACGTAAGTTGTTTAGCAAAAGTCTAAAACTTATGACTTATGTCAATTGGATTGATCCAAGTGACCCCTCAATCAAATTCGCAGGAAAGGGCCGAAAGCCATCTGACGTGCGATGGAGCACATGTCCACTCGGTAAGGCATTTATTGTTGAATGCACTTTGGAGGAAGTACGCAATAACAAAAAGCGTCCTTCTATTCCTGCAGCATTTACTGGACAATATTCTACTAAGGCCATTACTAATCCCGTACCAGGTTATTTGGTAACACACATAAAGGGGGTTTAAACCCTCTTTTTTTCTTTATAAATAAATCAGTTTGACTAAAAATAATGACAAGTTTGATTGATCCAAAAGAGTTTACGGATGTTGTGACCGAGTTACGGTCATTTTTTTTGTCTAAAAATTTCTATGAAGTACATACTCAAAATAGATTGAGTATCCTTGCTGCATGTGAAGACCCTGAGACTGTAGCAAGTTATGAGTATGGTGGTAACATTTGGCCACTACCTCAGACAGGTCAGATGTGGCTTGAACATGAGTTACTTTCTAACCCTTCAGCAGAAGGGTTTTTCTGTGTCTCTACTTCATATCGTGCAGAACCTAATCCCGTTCCAGGTAGACACGAGACTATCTTCCCCATGTTTGAGTTTGAAATGAAGGGAGGTGTTGAAGAATTAAAAGAGATGGAAATTGAGTTATGTCAATGGTTAGGTATACCATTAGATGTATCTAATATTAAAACCTATGATGAGTGGGGTAAAAAATTCAACACAAAAGAACTCGACCATGACCATGAGAAAAAGATTGGTCGAGGAATGATTACTGAGTTCCCTGAATGGACATCACCTTTCTGGAATATGTCACGAAATGATGACGGTACAAGTAGAAAGATTGATGTTATCTTAGGTGGTATGGAAACTATCGGTAGTGCTGAAAGGAGTACCGACAAAGAACAAATGCGTGATACATTCTACACCATATCAAATGGAGAATATGCTCAACTCATTATCGATAAATTCGGTAGAAGTAGAGTAGAGAAGGAACTTGAAGACTTCTTATCATTCGATTTCTTCCCTAGAAGTGGTGGAGGAATAGGAGTCACT